GTACTTGCAGACACGCCTAACATTTTCCCCAGCTCCGACTGCGTATATCCTTTTTGCGCACGTAATTCTTTTAGATGATTCATATTACACCACCTTCCATATTAATAATACCACACATAAGAAAGGGAACAGTATGAACGAATTGCAGATTTTTGAAAATGCCATGTTCGGAAAGATTCGGACTGTCGTTATCAACAATGAGCCGTGGTTCATTGGGAAAGATGTTGCGACGGCGCTCGGGTATACAAATCCACGCGACGCGTTAGCTAAACATGTAGATGAGGAAGATAAAAATACCGTCGCAATTCACGACGGTATTCAGGGAAACCCCAATATGACAGCAATTAACGAATCTGGCGTATATGCACTGGTGTTTGGTTCAAAGTTACCGACAGCGAAAGCCTTCAAGCGTTGGGTGACGAGTGAGGTCTTGCCATCGATCCGCAAGCATGGCGGGTATATGACGCCGGAGAAGGTCGAAGAGGCGCTGATGAATCCTGATGTGATGATTCGTTTAGCGACAGAGCTAAAGGTAGAGCGTCAAAAGCGGCAGGCGCTCTCAAAGCTGGCAGACGAACAAGGAGCACAAATTGCCAAGATGCAGCCGAAAGCACTCTTTGCAGATGCGGTAAGCACCTCGGAGACATCTATCCTGATCGGCGGGCTGGCAAAACTGATCAAACAAAATGGGGTAGACATCGGACAGAAACGCCTATTCCAGTGGATGCGAGAAAACGGGTTTCTGATTAAGAGCGGTGCAGACAAGAACATTCCGACGCAACGTGCGATGGAGTACGGACTTTTCGAAGTAAAGGAGCGTTCCATCGTAGGCGGCGACGGCGCGAACCATGTAACACGTACCACGAAAGTAACAGGCAAGGGGCAAGTTTACTTTGTCAATAAGTTCTTGCAGGGTATGCAAAGGCGTTAAGGAGGAATCATTATGAAGCGTGGTAAGCGGCATTTAAATCGGAAGATTCAAAAGTTTTTGGAAATTACAGCGGATATCTTGGGCGTCATTGCCTTCTTGGCGGCGTTGTACGTTTTCATTGAGGTCTATGGTTAAGGAGGGATGGCATGGTGCTAAATGACGGCAGGCGCCCGCTTTATGGGCTGCTTGCGTTTGGTCTGGTCGGGGCGGCTGGGTTCTTATTGGGTGTTTTGACCGGTATTTATTTATAGCACGGGGTATTGGCGGTGCAGCGAAAGCAGGCGGCGCAGATGCTCGGGGTTAACGGAGCGGCAAACATTCTCCGCAAAAGTAAGCAGAACTTTGACTTTAAAGAACTGTGTAAAGGGCTTTTGGCAAGCCCTTTAAGAATAAGGCTTGACTGAGTTTTTCTCAGGAAACAGACTTCTTAAGAATCCCCCGGCTTTAGCCATGGGGAGTATGTCAATTATGCCATTTGGCAGAGTAGGAGGAGAAAGATGAATCGAGAAGAGGCATTAGCCATTGTGAAAGCGCGTGTGGAACTGTTTACCGATGCAGACAGGCGCGGGCAGCTAACGGAAGACGCGATGCATTACGCGCCAACACTGGCGGAAATCATGGAGGGGCTGCATGGACAGCAAGACTTTTCCGAAAGGATGTAACCCCGGCAAGGGCTGTTTTAATTGCCCTTATCCAGATTGCATTAATCCGGATGGTTCCCGGCTGTCCGAAGAAGAAAAGGCGATGTTGGAATGTGGATCGAGAACATCCAAGGCACAAGAATACAACCGAGCGTATCGTCAGCAACATCGCCAAGAGATACGTGAACACAACCGAGCGTATCGTCAACAACATCGCCAAGAGATACGTGAACGCAAACGCGCGTATTACCAGCAACACCGCCAAGAGATCCTAGAAGCCCAACGAAAGCGCCGTCAAAAGCGCCGCCAAGAAAGTATGGACGAATAGGAAAAAGCCTCACGGCAAAACGTGAGGCAAGATGAAAGAATCTCTTGAAAGGATTCATCTTCGTTCATTATAGCACAATGAACGGAAGTTAGGAAGGGAGAAAGAAAAATGTTTGAAGGAAAAATGCCAAAACGCCTACCGAAAGGATTAGAACAGGCGATTCGTGATGCCCAGAGGATAGATGGCGGACAAATTACCAACATGACATTTTATCGTTTCTTTCGCGGTGCACAATGGCATGTCACAATAGCAGATTCAATAGGGATTCGCGCTATTGATTGTCATCTTTATATCGATGCCAACAAAAAGATAGTGGAAGTCGTCTGTCAATGTGCTCGCGAATGGAGCTTAGTCAAAAGGACAATCATGGATGCATCGCCGGAGTGGGGTTGGCGTATTGCTCGGGGAATGCTTGAGAAATTCGAGAAAAGAATAGAAACAAGAGTGAAGCGATTATTGATAAAGGAAGGAATGGGAACAAAAACAGAACAGTCTGTAGAGGGGACTGCAAAAAAGCTAATGGAGGAGATCAACGCAGAAATACATACAAAAACGTGGGAAGAATTTTACAAGACAGGTCATTTGAGAAGAGCGATATTTATGAAAGCACAAGAGGAATACATACGGGAGTGTGAAAGGAAACAAAACAAGTGAAGACAAAACGACATCTAAGCCCGCACCTCAAAGCGTTCCTAGATGTGATCGATGCCGATTCCCGTATATTTTTGCTTATCGCCGTCCTCGCGTTTGCTGTCGGGTTTCTCATCGGATGTTATGCGGGCATTTGTCTCGCATAGGGTTAGGAGGCTCATCATGGGTGGGCGAAAGAAATGTATTTGCACATCGGGGGAGCAGTGTTTTCACTGCCCTTACCCCGAATGCTGCGCCAACGGCAAGGCGCAAAGCGATTGGGAATCAGAAATTTATGCGAAATTTGTTCCTTATGGGCGCGGACGCAGGCGATACCTGTATGTAAAGGAAAGGGAAAGAAAATGAAGGTACCAAAACGTTTACCGAAAAGCTTTGCTGAGGCTTTGGCGACCGCGAAGAGGCGGGGAGAAGTGGTTTTGGAAGTTAAGATGATGCGTTACCGCGGCGGGGCTTTGTTCCAAGCGAAAACGGCGAGCGATTACAATTTTAGAACGATTGAATGTCTGCTCTATGTGTTACGCGGCAGATCCATTCGCGAAGAAACCCGCGTACACTATCGTTCTTGGCCTGTGATCGAAAAGGCGCTTGCGGTGCGGGATGCGCAGCTTAAGGCGTGGGCGGTGTCAGACGAAGATGCTGACTGGATGGAAGGAGTAGGAGAAGATGCAAGCAAGGCTCTTTGATTTGGCGGATGCGTACAATCAGCTGTTTGATTTGGTGCTGGACGAAAACGTTGACCTCGCCGCTGTAGAGGAAGGTTTACAGGTGGTTGAAGGAGCGATGGAGGAGAAAGTAAAGAACTGTATCGGTCTTCTTCAGAAGCTTGAGGCGCGGCGGGCGGCGTTCCGTCATGAGGCGGAGCGGCTGACCAAGCAGGCGCGTTTCTTGGACAACCGTATCAAAGGGATACAAACAATGTGCGTGCAGGCGCTGGATGCCGCCGGTAAGCGAAAGGTGGTAACAGATTACGGGACAATGCGGGTACAGAACAACCCGCCCGCGCTGGAGCTGAACGAAAAAATCTTACCTATCAAATGGTTTGACGTAGTGCCAAGCAAGTATGTGCCGGCGAAAGATCGTATCAAGGAAGTACTGAAGACAGGCAAAGAAATCAAGGGGGCGCGGCTCGTTCAAGGGCGCGGATTAAGAATTCAATGAAAGAAAGTAAAGTCAACATTTACCAAAAGCTACAGGCGGCACGCATTGCACTTGCCAAGATGAACATTAAGAAGTCCGGGAAGAATACTTTCAGTAATTTTTCTTATTACGAACTCGGGGACTTTCTGCCGCAAATTCAGCATCTTGGAGAAAAGCTAAAGTTTAGCCCGGTGTTTTCGGTGGCAAAAGATGGCACGTATGCCTCACTGACCATCATAGACATGGAGTTACCCAAGAATACGATCGTCTTTTCCTGCCCGATGAGCACGGCACAGCTAAAGGCCTGTCATCCGGTGCAGAATCTCGGCGCGGCTCTCACCTATACACGCCGCTATCTTTATACCATGGCGTTTGAAATCGTGGAAGCGGATGTGCTCAATGGGGTGATGGGAGCGCCGGCGGAAACGGCTGACGAGGGCTTTACATGGAACCATGGCGCCTCGCCGAAGGCAGAACTTAGCCGCCTTTGGCGCTATGCCGGGTTTAGCGGCAACATGGAGGAATATATTACAAAGCGCGCAAAATCACTTTCCCTGCCGATCGGAGACGAATTATACACGAAGACGATAGAAGATCTTTTAGGGTACTGCAAAAGCGAGTTAGCGCAAGGCAAGCAATTTACAGGGAAGAAGTTCCATTAATTATTTAGGAAGCAAATATCATGAATACCAGTTTTTTCGGCAGATTAACAAAAGATGCAGAGACGAAGACCTCACAAGGGGGAACGCAATACACCACTTTCACCGTTGCGACACAGCTGCCAACGAAGGACGATACAGGCAATTACAAGACGTTATTCGTCCATGTCGCCGCCTTCGGCCGCATGGGGGAAACCATCGCAAGGAACTTTACAAAAGGCTCGCGCATTGTTGTACATGGCGAAATTCGCGACGTGAGCGCATGGACAGACAACCAAGGCGCGGCGCGTCCATCGGTTGCTGTCTCCCTCAACGGGTTCGATTTTGTTGACACACGCGCCGAATCGCAGCGACCGCCTGCCATGCCGCAGGCGAAACCGCGGACGCAGACACCGCCGCCTGTACAGACCATGCCGCCGGCGGGATTTGCGAATGTGGCGCCTGAAGATTTGCCCTTTTAAGGAACTATCATGTTTACGCTAAGACCATACCAAGAGCAATTCATTGACGATATCCGTCATGAGTTTGCTATCGGGAAAAGGCGCGTTTGCGCGGTTGCCCCCTGCGGCAGTGGAAAGACGGTCATGGCGGGATGGATGGCGCGCGGTGCTCTCGTGAGGGGGCGCCGCGTTTTATTCATGGTACACCGCAAGGAATTAATCGAACAAACGAGCAGGGCATTTCAAAGGTTAGGCATCAATCATAGTTTAATCCTGAAAGGGGCACGCGTGGTGGATGATTCTCCCGTGCACATCGCAAGTGTGCAAACACTATCCAGACGCCTTGACAAATTACAGCCGCCGGACTTCCTCATCTGTGACGAGTGTCATCACATCATGGCGGGCACCTATCAAAAGATTCTTACGGCGTTTCCTAAGGCTTACGTTTTGGGCTTGACGGCGACACCAACGAGGCTGAACGGTTCCGGCTTAGGGAGCGTATTTGAATCGCTGGTACTAGGTGCAGCGGTGAAAGAATTGATTGCCGAAGGCAACCTTGCGCCTTATGACTATTACGCGCCGCCGACAAAGTTTGACCCGAAACTTGCGCGCGTTCGCTATGGCGAATATGTCAAGAGCGATGTAGCCGCGCAAATCGACGACGCTATGATCATCGGCGATGTCGTCAAGAACTACAAAAAGTATGCAGACGGCAAACGAGCCATTGTCTACTGTATCAGCCGCGAGCACTCGGAGCATATCGCCGCGGCGTTTCAAAAGGACGGCATCGCCGCCTGTCATGTCGATGGGGATACCGCCTCGACAAGACGAGCGAACTGTATTGCCGCCTTCCGCGAGGGAAAAATCAACGTGCTGTGCAATTGTGAACTATTCGGCGAGGGGTTTGATGTTCCCGCGCTTGACGCGGTTATTCTTGCACGCCCGACAAAGTCCCTCACGCTGTATATACAGCAGGCTATGCGTGCCATGCGCCGCGATGATCACAATCCCAAGAAGCGCGCCGTCATCATTGATCATGTGGGCAATGTCTTTCAGCACGGCTTACCGGACGAAGAGCGGGAATGGACGCTGGAAGAAAAAGCCAGGAGAAAGCGAATGCGTGAGGTGCCGCCGATTCGCCAATGCCCAAAATGTTTTGCAGCGTTGCCGGCGCAGGCTAAGGTTTGTTCAAGCTGTGGTTATGTCTTTCGCACGGAAGGACGCAAAGCGACAGAGAGTGACGGACAGCTTGTTCGCATTGAAGAACTAAAGCGAAAGAAGCGGCAAGAGGTCGGAAGGGCAAGGACGATTCAGGAACTGGAAGCCATAGCGATTCGCCGCGGGTATTCCATGCGATGGGTGACACATATCGCAAGAGCGCGCCATAGGAAAGGATAGAAATGACGGAATCAGAACACGTGATACAAAACAAAATCCGCTTAGCGGTATCCGCCAAAAAAGCAGGGACGCTCTTTCGTGCCAATGTTGGCACCGGCTTTCAGGGGTACATTCGCGAAAGGCGCGGCGGCTCGTTGGTTCTCGAGGATGCCCGCCCCTTTCAGACAGGTCTTCCGAAAGGGTTTCCCGATTTATTCGGCATTAAGCCAGTAAAAATCACAAAGGAAATGGTAGGGCAAACGATTGGCGCCTTTATTTTTCTAGAGGTGAAAACGAAGACGGGGAAACTGCGAAAGGAGCAAGAAGCAGTCATTCATTTCTTGCAGGAAAACGGGGCGATTGGTGGTGTTGCACGGTCGCCCGCTGAAGCAATCGACATATTAGAAGGAGGGCGGGCAAATTGAAAGAATTCCTTGAAACACTGTTTGGAAGTGCAGACGAAAATCTCTATACCTATCTCTGGACAATGCCCGACAAGTTAACCTATGGCTTTCGCGTGACAGAGCTTGAAGCTATGACAAGCAAGGCGAAAGAACTTGATGCTTTAGGGCGAGATGTTTATTTCGGTGTTAGCCTTACCGCCTCCCCCTGCGGCAAACACGAACGCGCAAAGGCGGGCGATGTCGTTGCTGTGCCGGCGATATGGGTCGATATCGACTGCAAAACGGGCGTTCACGCAAGCCAAAACTTACCGCCGGACATAGAAACAGCCCTTGCGCCGGTGAACGAGATAGGCGACGCAACGTACGTAATTGCCACGGGCGGCGGCTGTCATGTGTATATCGTCTTTAAGGAGCCGTTAGACCCTAACGAGGGCGGTGACGTATTGCGGCGGTATCAAGGGTTTATGCAAGAGCGATTTGCCGCGCGTGGCTGGCATCTTGACAATACAGCAGATTTACCGCGCGTCTTGCGTATGCCCAGTACACATAATCATAAAAACCCATCGAAAGCGCATGCGGTTCGCGTATATGCGGCGCAATCGGGCAAGCGATACAACTATGAGGATTTTGATTTCTTACCTGCTGTACGTGAAATACAGCGAAATGACGGAAAACGCAGAGAGGGCGGATTTATTGCTAAAGACAGTGACGGAACGGTTTCATACCTAACCGCGAATTGTCGTTTCATCCAGTATTTTCTTGCGCGCTACAAAGAACTTCCAGAGCCCATCTGGAAAGCCGCCGGCTCCAATATCGTACGGGCGGCGGGCGGCGATGCCGTCATTGTGGAACTCGTTCAAGCCTGGCAGGGGGAGAATTTCGATCCTGTCGAAACACAAAAGAAAATTGACCACTGGAAGCAAGATTGCCATCCGGAAACATGCGCTTACATTCATGAATTAGGGTTTCGCGAGTGCACGAACTGTCCCGGCGTGAAGTCACCATGTGCATGGGCAACGGGATATGTTGGGCGGGCGGTAGCACAGATTCGGGCAACGGCCGCACCGACCGAGGAGCTATTAAGCAATACTGAATTTATAAAGAATTTGAACATCACACGTAATGTTGACCCCGAAACCTATGCACGGTTCTATGAGGCATGTACCGGGCGCGTCAATAAGAACGATCTGAAAGCCGCCGTCAACTACTCCCGCTTAACGCCTGACGGCGTTTGAAGCGAGAGCTTGTAAGTCAGAAAGGTATAGGTGCTGGCGATATGGCTAACCCAATATCTCCCTATGTCTGCCTACATCGTCGGGCGGTTGACAACGCCCGTTTTACCAAAGAGATTTACTCTAAGGTAGTTCTTGCTATGCGTGTGTAGTGTGGGGACTCATCGCCGGAAAGCCACCTTGTGCCAAGCTGCTGAATATTCATCGCACCAATGCGGTCATCGTTGGACTGATATCCACATGAGCAGGTGTATAGATGCTTATGGTGACAGCGGTGTTCCCTGCGAATCGTTCCGCATTTCGGACAGCGCTGCGAGGTATACCTTGCAGAAACCTTCAGTACTTTGGAACGGTTCTCCTGCGCCTTGTAGGAAAGGAACTGTTCCAGTTGATAAAACGACCAACTCCTTAGGTCATAGTTTTGTTTCGCTCCACGGGAGAGGTTCGATGCTTCGAAACTCACGCCCGTCAAATCCTCAAGCACAAACAGCGTATCCTTACCATATTTCTCGACGAGTGTCTTAGATATCCGATGGTTCACATCCGACATCCAACGGTTCTCTCGTCCGGAAAGGGCTTTGAGTCTACGCTTTGCGGCTTTTGTTCCCTTAGCCTGAAGCTCTTTGCGAATTTCTTGAAACTTGTGCCGTTTGGTCGCTATCTTTTTCCCGGAAACAAAGTCGGTTTTACCCTTTTCATCATAGCTGACCATAAGGAAACGCAGACCACGGTCGATGCCGACAACATGTTGAACATTCTCCTTCTGGAAGGCCTCTGTCTCTTTGCTGACAGAGATATGGAGATACCACAAGCCTTTTAATGCTACGAGTTTTGCCGTGCCGAGTTTCCATGTGCCATCTAGGTATTTAGCAAAAGGCTTTCCCTGAAAGGTGCATTTCGTCCGCTTCCCCAGCGTATTGATGGACAGGATGCTTCCATCTTCTACAAAGCTATAGTCACGATTACGAACTAAGTCGGCTTGCGGCCGGCGAAACTGTATCGGGTTCCAGAGCCAATCCAGCGTCTTTGTGATTCGTTTCCATGTTCCGTCCCTATCTTTGTACTGGAACGGATGCTTATATAACTGTTCCTTGACCGTCTTGTATCTGGCAATGGTCGTTTTAACAACCGATTGTGCGAGTTGTGACTTTAAAGCAAACACTTTTCGCAAGATAGGATACAGCGTTTTGCTTAACTTTGTAAAAGCCAAGGGGAAGGCATGGGCAAAGATATACTGAGAAACAAAGTCACAGCCTTGACGATACCGTTCCGTCATCTGACAAAAGAGCATAACTTGTTCCTCGGTAACGTTTAGGCGAAGTTTTATGGTTTTGGTTAGGTTGGACATAGGATCACCTGCCTTTCTTGCGCTTACACGACTTCGTCATAGTTAGTATATCACATAATTGTTAAATATTTATCGTTTTTAAGAAAGGGAGGTGAAGCGGGCATTCCTCCCCGACCTTAGAGGTCGGAGTATCCTGCCCGCATTTAGATGAAAGAAAAAGGCGGCTTTCCTACCAAAGAAGCCGCTTACGAAGCCGGTATGACCGCCTTTGTTGACTGGAGACATGGCAACATCGGCATCACCTCCGAGCGCGTCACGCTAAACGACTTCTTTCGCTCGTGGTTTGCGAATGTCGTCAAGAAGTCCCTGCGCCCCGGCACCATGAAAACCTACCACCAATACTACAAAAAACATATAGCGCCGCACCTAGGCGCAATGTACCTGCAAGACATCCGCCCGCGCCATATCGACGCCTTCTATCGCGCGCTAGCTGAAACCGACCTAAAAAAAAATACCGTTACCCTCACCGCTCGCATTCTCTCCACGATCCTACACTACGCTGTCTATCCCTCCGAGATCATTTCTGACAACCCTTGTCGCTATGTCAAACTGCCCAAGATGGACACCACGCCAAAGATAAAGCGCCGCGTCCTAACCTCAGCAGAAATTCAAACCCTGCTCACCGACTACCCCGTATCGCACCGATTCCATATACCGCTTATTCTCGGCATCTATGCTGGACTGCGCATCGGTGAAGCCTTGGGGCTGACATGGCAAGACGTTGACCTTGTGCGCGGTGCTATCTTTATTCGCCGCCAGCTGCACCAAGAGGGCAAAGTCTGCTACTTCGGACTGCCCAAGACAGCCACCAGTATTCGGGAAATCCTCCTGCCGCAAAAAGCCATCACCGTCCTGCACACATGGCGCAAGTATCAGAACGAACAACGGATAAAAGACGGTAGGAAGTATCATGCCATCTACGAGGTCGAGGGCGCTGTCAAACTCCTGCCCATCACCGACCCACCCCCTGCAGGCGGTATCCGCCGGGAACTTGTAGCAACCGGCAAGCACGGCGCCCCCGTCAGCCGGCTTGCCTATATGCGTGCCCTGCAAAAGCATGATACCAATCACCACAGCCTGCGCCATACCCACGCTACCCGGCTAATAGAAGCCGGCGCAAAGCCCGTTGATGTAGCCGCCCGTCTCGGGCATGCCAGCGCCACCATCACCCAAGATCTATACACCCATGACACGGAGGCCATGAAAAGAGAAACCGCCAACCTCGTGAACAAAATCCTGTAGACAAGGCGCTTTTGTAGACAAAATGTAGGCAAATGATAAAAGCTAGGTGCAAGAAGCCTTGCTAAATCTAACTTTGCTGTTCACTTGACACAGTACGTCCAGTTACCTGCCCTCTATCTATATCGCACTTTAGCAGCGTACAGAGGAACCCTTTCCCCTTGGCTTTCTGCCAATTCTCTTCGTACAAGTCGTATAGAAACATACGCTCGCGTATAGACGCCCCTTTCCTTTTTTGTAGACAAGGCGTAGACAAAAAAGCCCCTGCAAGGCTCCGTTTTGGAACCCTACAGGGGCTTTCTCCTATCTGTCGCCAGAGTGAAAACTGAATATGGTTTATTCAGGATGGGATTTGTTTCACGTGAAACATTAGAAATAGCTGAGCATCTTTTGACCTGCTCGGCTATTTTTAGTCCTGTCTCATTTTGTCATCGTCGCTTTGCGCGTCTTCTCCAGCATCTGCCGCACCACAAACAGAATGACATTCACCCCAAACGGGATGACGACAGAATCACGGACACGAATCCAGCCGGTTTCGTTTTCTGCTTGTTCTTTCACAGCCTCAGAAAACTTTTCTGCATATTGTTCAACGACAGGAAAGCCTGCCTCCACAAACTGCGTTAAGAAATCCTGCTTCGACTGCTCGTTTACATCAAGCACACCGCCTCTCATGCTTTCAAGCAAAGAATCTCGTAGCTCTGTCCACTTACTCATGATCATACCCCTTCCTTGACCTCATAATCCGTTACCCCGCGCGCAATCGCACGGGCAAAAGCATCTTGTCTGTTGCGCAAAAGCTCAGCGTCTTTCTCGTTGTCAATGAACGCTGTTTCAACCAGGATCGCCGGCATGTCCGTATGTTTCAGCACATAGAGATTTGGGCGGTCTTTCAGACCCCTGTCCAGCGTTCCCAGGCTATCGACGATTTGCGATAGTACATAGGTGGCAAGGCGTCCACCTGCCCGGCTTCCCGGGAATATCTCGACCTCTGTACCGTGTGCATCGCCGTTAAAGGCATTGCAATGAATCGAAATGAAGAAGTCCGCCCCGCTTGCATTTGCCGTTTGTGCAATCTCGCCTAGACTGTCACTTTGCAGGTTTCCAACGACGCTAACCCCGGCCGCCTCTAGGTATCCTTCGACGCGGTCAGCGATTGCTTTGCGACTGCATGCTCTTCAAGTCCGCAACCACACGCGCCCGGATCGGGGTTGCCGTTTGGCGCATGTCCTGGGTTCAAAAATATTTTCATTTTTTACCTTCCTTTCAGCGTTTTCTCCGCTCACGGAGCACTTTTGAAAGCTCCTTTGCTACCAAATCACAAATTACACAATACCCTGCCTGGTTTGGGTGCATGATATCCCGCCTAAGCCATTCCGTATGGAGCCGCTGCCGGTCAGCAAACACCCCCGAGGCATTCACCGTCGGAATCTCATGACCCTTGCACCACTCGACAACTGCCGCCTGCATGGTATAGGCGTTTTGCCATATCTTATCTTTCTGCTCCGGCGAGGCGCCAGCCGTATGAGACATACGCTCTACCCATTCGCGCGAAATCGGCATATACATAACGTCCAGTACATAAATCCCGTTTGCCATGCACTGATTCGCCATGTCGATACCTGCTACGCCCGTTACCGGCTTTGACGTATCCCAACAGTTATTTCCCCCGCCCGCGATGATCACAATGTCCGGGTCGAGGCTCAGCACATCGCGGTAAAAGCGGTCGCGTATCATCTCGAAGGTATCCCCGTTCACCGCGCGATTGTAGAACTTATGGCTGGTATAGCGCTGCGCCAAAAGCTCCGGCCATGGCGTTAGCCTGCCCTCGTCTGTATCCGCGTAATGCCCATATGCCGGGTTTGCCGCCGCCGAAGAATCCCCCGTCGTCACGATGGTCAAATTGTTCCCGTGCTTTAGCCTTTGTGGATTTCGATATTCTGCCATAACCACTCCTATTCCTTATTCTGTTGCGACACAACCGATTTCCCCATGAAACCAACGAGACCCACAGAGATAGTGTCTTGTAGCCGTTCGTAGTTTCCACTCATGCCGATAGCAGGAAGTGCAACAGTCAAAATAAGCGCAAGAACAAGTCCCGCGCCAATAATTGTATCCACAGAGTGCTTCACGAAATCACTTCCTTTCGTTTTCCAATCTGACATGTGGAAGTTTCCGAAACCGTTCAAATAATTCTTCAACCATACCATTTCCACCTAGCCCTTTATACGCTTGTAGCATCACGGACACATTCTCAACCGTTTGCACCGGCGCAAATCCCTTTTGCTCTGCTTCTAGCATGAGAGAAACAAGGCGATCTTGAAGGACTGCCTGCACCCCGTCTTTTATTGCGTCGGCTTCTTTATGATTCGCCGTGATAGCGTCACGGGCGCGATATATCACCACGCCCGCGATACTACTCACAATTGCTGAAAGCACAGACACGACAATCGCCGCGGTGACTTCCTCTAATTCCATGTCTTATTTTCCCTTTTCATTGAATCAGTCGTCTCGTTCTGGTTCGTTAAACTCATTCCATTCCTCACCGGTGAGCTCTTTGTATTCGTCCTTGTTGAGCCAAGAAGAACCAACGACCCGCCAGCACCGCCATTTGTTCCAATAGCCATGTTCATAGTAATATTTCACCTTGTCAAAATGCTTACTGTGCTGCATGTTTTGTACCTCCATTGTCAATAGCTGCCAGTAAGAAATCGATGTCCCCGCGTAAACCCTGAATCGTTTTCCCTTGCGTTTCTGCTTGCGCCGTGAAGAAGTCAACGCTTGCGCTCATGTCACGAACGGTCTTGTCTTGTTCTTCCACACGTGCGATGGCGTATTCTTCCGGCGTCAGCTCCCTTTCTTCGTATTCCCAAAGCTCAGTACTTGTCCCGTTTGGACTCGTCCATGTGATGCGTTTTACATTTCGCCGCTGGTATACGACAAAAGCGCTGGTCTTTGTGTCAAAAGCCACAGGTTTTTCTTCCTGCGAGCCTTGCACTTTCTTCCAATCCGTCATAAAAAAGCTCCTTTCTTATTTCAAGAAGGTGAGACCACAGGTTTCGTCTGCCAAATGTCGCTCGCCTTCAGCACCCAAATAAAGATGGAATACGCCGGCGGCATCAGCAGGATGCCAAATACTGCCGCCAACATGTGGGATACCTACGGGATGATTGTTTTCTGCCCAAGCTCCATCCGTGAAGTATGTCGTGCCGCTGCCACTTACAGCAACAGGCAGCATGCCATATTCTGAACAAGACATACTGCTAATAAACTGTCCACTACATACAGGCATTTTTAGACCCGTATCCCTATAGCCATTTAGATCCATGAGGCGATAGCCTTGCCCTTCCGGTGTCATTTTGGCATAAATTTCGCCATTGGCATTGATGAGACCGTGGATCCTATCCCACAAATTCCCCCAGAGCCCCTCCGCATGAAAGACTTTCACCTGATGGGTAGTATCGGTATACCCATAAAACGCGCCCCTTGTATCAAGTGTCCCTGGTGCAACTGCGGTTCCTCGGACGCTGCCATTTTCTGTGCAGCCATGACCAAATACACTCTGTGTATCTGTAGATTTGCCTAGGAGAACAACCAGTGTCCGCATAAGTTCCCGTTGGCTCCATGTGTGCGTATACCAACCCGCGCCATTCGCCTTAGCGCCATCGACTTCTTGCGTAGCGGTTAAGCTTGTTAAAGCCGGTTTCCCTGATAAGCTGCGAATCTTCGAGGCTGTGCCGCTAGCCGTGTACATCGACCATGCGAACCAATCCGCGATTGTGCCATCTGCTCTTGTATGTGCATATGCCTTGTAGTTTTCGTCGTACTGCGTATCGCTGATGATTTCGTACAAGTAATCTGCGTCTTCGTAGCGATAGACCCAAACCAGCGGGAAGATTGCCATAGCATTCCCCTCGTAGCTCTCATTCGCAACATCGGACGCTAGACCGCTGCCTTTCTTCTTGCTGTAGTCCTTCGGATCCAGTTCGTAGTCGATGGTGCCGTCATTTTTCAGCATGACGGGCTTGTTGCCCGTGACAAACCACTTGTCGCCCCAATCGCCATAGTCGAAGGTACCTGCCGTGAAATTCATCTTAGCGGGGCGCAGCCCTACCGCGTCATATAGATACTCCACGCGCGCCGAAGGATTGCCCTCGGTCTTTTTGATACGATAGCCATAGCGAACACCTTGCGATGTCGCAATGGTATAGTCCTTAACTTCTTCGACGTGAACCTTCCTTTTGTTTGAACGCCCTCCTTTCGCCGTGGTGACTTCCCATGTTCCTAAATGCGGTAGATTTGTATGCCATACGCCCGAGTTAATCTCTTTCGGCGTTACTGTTGTTTGTCCGTCCGATACCGTCACCGTGCATCCGATCGGGGTATTTATGGTGAGGTGCGGCGGTGTGCCAAGCCCGCCGTCGGTGAATGTCTGCTTGATGTTCTTTAACAAGTCGCGGATTTCGCCTTGTGTGTTTTCTGTCGCGATATAAGTCTTCATGCTGCCTCCTTTTAGGCGTCCGGCGTAATCATGTATACGCCTTGCGCGTCATAACCAATTTGAAATGTCACAGTACTGTCTGCATCCAGGGGGACATACTGCGTGTCGTCCGTTGTTTGCAGGCGTACCACTTTCCAACGCACTGTTCCGTCTTTGATGATGTCGCCAATGTTTGCATGGGATAAATCGAGTAGGGTACCGCCCGTAGTGCCTGCCTGTATACACAGCAATCGGAAATCATGCCTATGAAAATTGCGGTCATACAAAAGCTCGTCGATCGAATAGCTATGCAGACGCTCAACAAGTCCAGCGCTGTCAGCTAACGCCTCATTCGTAGCAATATCCTGCGGATTCACTACCACTTGTACCGTCGAGGCATTTGATACCGCGATATGCATGGTATAGGTTGCTGATTCATGAACGGCCGATGCCGCTGACGGGATGTAGTCCGGGCTGTTGTCCGTACTGACAAGGTAGAGAATTTCTCCTCTATCCGGATCTTTGGCAAAAAGCCCCCATTCGCGCGGGTAAAAGCCTTCTGCAACATCCTGTGTGCGCAAAATACCGGTAACCTTGCAAGTTTCCCCTTCCACAACGACCGAGCTAATCGCAAGAACGGCTTTGCTTGCTGCTAAATCGGTCATGCCGTCTATAACGTCCTGAGAAAGGCTTGCTTGTCCTAGCTTCATGCGTGTGAGCTCCAACGTTGCGCCCGCTTCTATTTTTAGCTGCAAGGCACGTCCTGCGGCGGTCAAAGCGCCGCTTGTCCAATTTGCCATCATTGGCTCCTTTCTTCGATGAAATAAACCTTATCGAGGCAGACGCACGCTGCTATATGCCGCTGGGCATCTATCGCCGCATTACCTGCATGGTGCTCGTACACAGTAAAAGCCCTATGTGAGGTAGGGACAGCTGCAATATAGCGCGCAGGGGATGCGGCAGCATTTTTCAGCACGCGCATAGCGACGGTATAACCCCGATGAATTGACACTGCCGCTCCGATATAAATAGAAGGTGTGCTGCCACTTCGGCGCAAGAGTGCAATATCATATCCAAGATGTGCGGGCTTGTATGTCTCTAATGCGTCAAGCATGCCGCTAAAATCCAAAATATCCCCCGCACTATGATGAAGGTGAAAGACATAGCGTGTGTTTTCCTCCTCGATGTGAAACGCACTATCTGCCGACATATAACGTCGGCACAGCCGCTCGAGGAAGTCCACCGTGGATGTTTGGCGAAATTGCAGCTTCAAAAGAATTTGATTTCGCCGCATTTCCACCGTATCCGTCGCCTGTGGACGAATCGCAAGCACACGCTCCCATGTGGAAAGCCCCCATGTTGCTGTAGCAACAAAGAACTGGTCGAGGACATCGAGCAAGGTTAGCCGCTGCCTTTCGTGTTCCTTACTGCAAGCATCGAGAAGACCCGCCATGGACAAATCTTTTCGTAAAAAATGCGGCAGATAGCGACTGATGTCGACTGGCTCCTCACGAAGTAAAGCCATGCGCTTTCACCTCCCCAACGACAAGGATTTCGTCTGTTGAAGACGCCACACGCTCCCCGCCGTTCAGCTTGACATTGGCACAGTCATTCACTGACGCTTGATTCATGATCTTGTCGATAACCATAGCCGCCGAAAGCCTTGTAAAGTCAAGCCCTTTGCCCATAATATAGCCGCGAAGTTCTTCTTTTAACCGCTCACTGTCTAGCGTACCGTCGATATCGGCTTCTAGGTTGACGATTTTCGGTGTAGGGCTTGCCACTGTCACCGTAGCCCCAATGGGGCGCACCGATTCGATATAAGTGAAGACTGCCTGCTTTAGGTCTTTAGACGCCGTCCTTCCGTTGTCATCTAGGATGTTCACCTTGACCGTCCCCGCTCCCGCCCAAAGAGGAAATACACGACAGGCGCCGACGCCTTCCACGCGCATTGCCCAATTGTAATAATGGTATGCATTGCCACTCGTCGCGGGCGTCCGTACAAAAATCAAAAAGCGACGCAACAGTTCCTTGTCGCTCTCTTCGTTGAATCCGTCATACGCCGCCTTGGGATTGTCAACGCTAAGGATGCCGGGGATATTCATCGGGATTGTGTTGATGGTATGAGCAGCGACATTGCCACCCGTACCTGGTTCCATAGCAACGGCGTCTATTCTTCCTTCATTGGTTATTTCTACGGCTTCCTTTGCTGTAAAACGCAGGCCGTCTGCCGTAGCAAAGATACTTCCCGCCGCTACCGTTCCCGTGCCCGTCACATGCAGGGAAACCTTAGCCTTAGTTGCTTTTTTGCGATCGACGCCGAACTCCGCAGCGCGACGCGTGAGGTATTCCCCCATGCGGTATCAGCAAACGCCGCCTTGTACGCCTGCTCGAGTTCAACTTCTACCTTAGCAAACTCTAAAGAATTCGAAGCGAGTACGTCATTTTCAAACGTCCCTTCAATCGTCGATGCCTCGACGCCGCTTGAGCTCTTCAACTCACTTAAGATAGCCGGATACTCCCGTGCCCTATACATATACTTCCACCTTCCCGTATACCGTCGTCAAGATCACCGTCACTTGCAGTGTCTCTCCATGCGCTGATGCCGCAAAAGTAACCGAATCAATCGACTGAATGTAGGGGTTGACCATCAGACATTCGACGATCATGCGCTTTAGTTCCGACTTTCTCTCCTGTACACCCATAACCTTGCCAACGAACGGCTCAAGTTCAATGCCATACTGCCACGAATACGCGAGATAAGAAAAGCGCTCCGTCTTGAGCGCCTTGTAAATCCAGACCTTCATCGTTTCGTTTTCTTGTACGAGAATATGCCGCCCGCGCTTGTCATAACGAAAGCAGTCCTTTTCAAAATCCCAAGCATATTCCTTGAATACAGGCAACTGCGCGGCATCGCCTCTTTCAGCTGTCCCGATAAATGGGTATGCCTCGCTCATAGCTTAATCACCTTGCTCTCAATGAGAAAGAGCTGTCCGCCCTTTTGCGGATAGACAGAGACTAAGTCGCCAACTTTCAGTGTATCCGTCCACGTCTCATCATTGTCAATGGGATGGTTGTGACTTGCATAAGCGGGCAGTCCACTGCCGCCGCCGCGAAAACTCGTTTCCCCGACAATGTGCCGCGTATGCCCCGGCAACCAATACTCATTTAGATAGATTTGCTCCGGCTCGATAACAATGTCATTCCATGCCACACGCAGAGCAGGCGGCGGGGAAACCACCTTGCCGACCGAGGGTAAGAGCGGCGTATGAGACGCTGCGATTTCGTGCTGCAGATTGACCAGCCGTTCCGCAGAATTTGCTGCACTTGGTATTTGCTCCGTCATTTCTTGTCTTCCTTTTCTTTCTCGACCTTTTCCTCTGTCATGATATTCTCGAACTCAAGCTCCAACTTCATCTCATGTTTGCCATCCTTGAAGGTATGCGTATCTGCCTTAATCCAAAACTGTCCCTTAAAAAGACTGTCTTCCACCAAAATTGAATAGGGCGCGCGTACCTGATAATCACCGAGTACCGTGATATTCCCGCTCCGCTGCGGTTTTTTCTTTTCGAGAATATCCTTGACCTCTTTCTGCGTATCCTTGTTGGGATCTTCTTTGTACACCTCTTGAAACATGGAATACTTTTTGATTCGCTCTGCATCGCTGATGATATCCTTGTGGTTGCCCTTGTCATCTACCACCAATACTTGATCGATCAGCTTTTCAATGGATTCTTTGTAGACGCTTTCCGTCATGTTGTACGAGGCATATGCCGTCCAATCCTTCCCCGTTGTCTTGTCTTTGATCAATTCGCCCTTTTCAATGACGTTCAGCTTGCGTCCTTCCCCCATGACACATTGATATTTTTTTTCGGTTGTCTTGCTCGCTTCAAAATACGCCCCTTGAATGATCTGATACCCTGTTTTCGCGTTGGCGATAAAAGAGACCTTGACGCCCGTCTTGGCAAACGTTCCTGCCAAAACGCCCATTTCGGAACAGATTTGCCCCGCGATATCCTCGGGCAAGGCATCGTGGAACGTGCGCGTTGTCTTCGAGACGCCCAGTACATGCAAATCGTCTAGTGTTACTACGCGCACCGAAGAGTGGTGTCGGTCTTTCTCGATGGTGTAGATATTGCCTGTGAATACCTCTGCCCCCGCATCATCAAACCCATGCACCGTGAAGCCATTGTCGACTTCTATCACGGGCACGCTTGGGTCTCTATCGTCCTGCACATAGGAAAATGTCAGCCGTCTAGCCACTTGCAACCGCGACCCTGCCCAAGTGCAGGACGCGAGCAAAGGGGTGATATCCTTGTCCTGAATGTGTATCTTCACTCGTTGCCTCCTCGCATACCGCGCCGAATTGCCGCCCGCGCTTCATGCAGAACGGGACCGACCAGCCCGCCATTTTTCGCATTTTGCAAGAGCCCGCGCCACTTTTGTACCTTGCCGTATGCCCGCTTAGATGCCTCTAGGACATCCTTTGCCTGCTTGATGCTCTTCTGCGTCTTCGTTAGTGTGGGTTTGCCTTGCCGCTCCTTTAAGCCCGTTTGCTCATCCGTCTGTTTCTCGTTATTCGCCTGCGGCACATTCAGCTCTTTCCACTCGGTGAACGCAAGCTTGTAATAGATATCGCGGGAAGTATCTTGCTCCTGCCACTCGAAAGATTCAATCGCCATCGCCAAGTTAAACGGACTGTCCGTGATGATGACGCGAACGGGCTTTTTCCCTTCCTTCCACTTTTGCATCAATGCGACACAATCCGACGGTTCACGTGCGTCCCCTACCACAAAGGGGTATTCATGCGTAAGAGAGGGAAAGAAACAAGAAAACGAAAGCTTGGCGAGCTTGGGATTGCCGAAAAGTTGCGCCTCGCCAAAATCCAAAATATCGACAATCTTATTCAGCTGCCCCATACTCACCTGATATTTCCATGGCGTGACGGGAAGAACAAAGCGCTCATCTTCACAGGTCAGCGTGACCGTGCGAGAACTGCCGCCGCCAAGCAGAAAGCCCGCGGCATTGTTCACCGTACGCCAAAGATTCAAAAAACGCATACTTATACCCCCACATAGTTGTAGTTGTTTTGCGCTAACGATATCAGCTGTACCAGTTGATGGGCAATCTTGTCGATATCGGCTTCTTCCCGTACGACAAAGGTATTTCCCGCAATGGAAACATGGCTGCTTTGTGACGCTGTCTGCGTTGGCGCTGTCTGCAAGACATCATTTAGCATCTTCATTGTTGTCGCGTGTGGATAGACGCGGGCGCCCTGCGGCAGGTCGATAATCTCACCGCCGTGCTCGTTAACCTCTGTCCAGCCGCCCTCTGCAAAAGACGTACCGGCGGCTTTTTGGGGGTAAGGTGTACCGGCGAGCCATGCGGCATTGTTCCCCACCCAGTCAAGCCCTGCCGCAATCGTCGGATGCCCCGCGGCACGTACACTAGCCGCTGCACTTGCCATCGATGCCGCGACACTCGCTGCCGCCCTTGCCGCGCCTGCGGCAATATCGGCAAAGAGGCCTTGAAAGAAAGCCCCTACACCACTCCAAGCCCCTTGGGTGTTTGCAGCAGAAGTCTGAAAATTTGTAGAGATAGATGATCCTGTTCGACTGCTGCCTTGCTCCATTGGTGCGAAAACGGCGCCGTCCATAAAGGTTGGGATTGGTGCATACGCCGCTTCTGTTCCCGATGCGCCTTCGTTTGCGGCTTCTTCGACACCTGCGGCTGCCTCTTCGGCAGTGTCATCGATACTGGAGGCAGATTCTTCTACGCTGGTGGAAGCCTCTTCAGCGGCTGCTTCCACGCCCGAAGTCGCTCCGTCTGCCGTACCGACCACATAATCCGCGGTATTGCTCCAACCTTCTTCAAGATGTGCGTTTGTCTCGTCGAACGTCTGCTGAACATGTGCTGAAGCTTCATCCGCGCTCTGTTTGACCGCAGAAAAGGCATCTGCTCCGCCAAATTGTTGATAACTCATGTACAAATCCGGGCTGCCAAGGGAACCGCCCGGCGGTGACTGTCTCGGGTTATATCCGCCATTTCCTCCGAAATAGATATCAGAAAAATCGGCATCCTGTCGCAGCGAGCCGTCACCGCTCATGTGGTAGCCCGTTCCCGTCAGCATCTGATTGCTATAGAAGACAGTGTCATTCTTTGGGATTCTTGCGGCTAAGGTAGCTGCCAATTTTCTCACCGGCGATTTCGCCAAGCAAGCCGCCTGCCGTCATGCCGATCATTGTGCCGACGGGACCGAAGGCAGAGCCGATAACACCGCCGAGCACCGTGCCAAGGACGCCGCCCGCCGAAGAACCAACCGCCGCGCCCATTCGCTCGGCATTATCGGCATTCGTCCGGGCTTCAAATTGCTTGGCTTCTTGCGCCTTTAGGAAGGCATTATGATATTCCTGAGACTGTACGCCATACGCTTGTTGTACGGCTTGCAGATTATTCGCTGCCTGCTTGATGAGAATTGCCGCATCGGCAGAGGTCTCTGCGTTATGCTGTCGTGCCGCCCATAGATCCAGCACGCCGAAGAACGCGGAAAAAGCCGCACCGCCTGCGATTGCACTACGCGACGCGCTAATGCGTGAACGCCATGAGCCGCCGCCCTTTCCGCCGGCGGCCCCCCCCCCCCC